CTATGCGATGAGGTTGACCGCTTCCCAAGCAGTGCTGGCACAGAAGGCGACCCGATTGATTTGGCCAAACGCCGTGCGACTACATTTACAAACCGCAAGATTGTAATGGTCAGCACACCGACTGTCAAAGACGCCAGCCGCATCGAAGCAGCGTTTGAAGAAACCGACAAACGTGAGTATCATGTGCCATGTAAAGACTGTGGCGAGGAACATGTTCTTCGGTGGAGCAATGTCAAATGGGATAAAGGTGCGCCCGAAACGGCTGCCTATATCTGCGAGCATTGTGGCTCAGTTTGGGATGATGCGGCTCGCTTTCGAGCAATACGCAGGGGAAGATGGGTCGCCACCAACCCATCGGTCGGAAAGGCGGGCTTTCGACTATCTGGCTTGTGTTCGCCTTGGACACCTATCGAGACCGCAGTGCGCGAGTTTCTCGAAGCCAAGAAGTTGCCAGAGACCTTGCGCGTATGGGTGAACACTTATCTCGGCGAAACCTTCCAAGAGATTGGCGACCGCGTCGAAGAGGGTGATATTGCCGACCGCCGAGAAGACTGGGGCGAGAAAGTGCCAAGCGGTGTCGTGATGGTAACGGCTGGGGCAGATGTGCAATCAGACCGGCTCGAAATCGAAATCCTCGGAATTGGACGTGATGAAGAAACGTGGTCAATCGGATACGAGGTAATATATGGCGACCCTTCAGCACCGCAACTGTGGGGAGACCTAGACACTTTACTTGCCAGGACATACGAGCGAGAAGATGGGGTTGTGTTGCCGATACAGTCTATGGCAATAGACACAGGTGGCCATCACACCCAACAGGTTTATAAATACTGCAAGCCGCGTTATGGTCGGCGCGTCTTTGCCATCAAAGGTGTGGGTGGCGAGGGTCGTCCGCTAATTGGCCGACCTAGCACAAATAACAACATGAAGTGCAAGTTGTTCCCCATTGGCGTTGATACCGCCAAAGAGATTGTCTATTCGCGATTGCGTATTCAGGAAGAAGGCGCAGGGTATTGTCATTTTCCTATCGACCGAGACGACGAATATTTCCGAATGTTGACCGCCGAGGAAATTGTCACTCGCTTCCACAAAGGTTTCAGAAAGCGCGAATGGCGCAAGACACGCGCAAGAAACGAGGCACTCGATTGCAGGGTTTATGCTTTGGCGGCTTCTGCTATACTGAACACCAATATCAACGCAATGGCATCACGCCAGAAAGCTAGACAAGAGCCAACGGCGACAGAAGAAGCAAAACCTACGCAAAGAACTGTCAGGCGGCAACCGCCACGGTCGGGCTTTGCAAACTCATGGAGATGATGTATCATGGCAAAGAAATCAAATGTGGCTGAACCTCGGGTCGTGAACAAGATACGGCGCAGGGGCAGGCATTCGAAAGTTATCAAGCGGCGCGATAAGAAGCAGTCGTTCTTTACACAGGGGTCTTGCCGTGGCTAATCTATTCGACGTTGCAAACGCACCAGAGGGCGAACCGCACAAACTTGTCGTCGGTGATTACATCCAATGGAAGCGCAGTGACCTAGTCGATGACTATCCAGTCGCCACTTATTCTGCTGAATACGTTGCACGCTCGACGCACGCTGGTTCGACTGAGTTCAAAATTGCAGCCACCGAAAACGCTGAGTATTATCTTTTCACCGCCGAAACGTCTGTCACTGCCAACTACACGGCGGGTCACTATCACTGGCAGCTTGAAATTACACAGACCTCGTCGGGCAATCGCATTGTCGTTGACAAGGGGACTTTCGACGTTGCCGAAGACCTAGACACTAACGGCGCAGACCCACGCAGTCACGCCGAAATAATGGTCGCTAAAATCGAAAGCATCCTGTCCGGCAAAGCCGATAGCGATGTAAGCAATTACAACATCAACGGTCGAAGCCTGACTAAGAACTCGTTTGCTGAGTTGATGGAAGCGCGTGAGAAATATCGCGGCGAGTATCAGCGCGAAATCAACAAAGAGCTTGCTGAGAATGGCGAGACGACAGGGCAAACAATTCTGGTGAGGTTCTAACCAATGGCATTTTTTGATTTTTTACGCACAAAACAGCAGCCAAAACACATGAAACGGTCATATTACGGCGCAGAAACGGGTCGCCTTTTCTCTGATTTTATTACGCAATCACTGTCTGCTGACAGCGAAATCAGCCCATCTTTACGCATCTTGCGCGACCGTTGCCGCGAATTGTCCCGCAACGACCCATATGCTAAACGCTACATCCAAATCCTCAACAGTAATGTCGTGGGCGCGGCTGGTGTTCGTTTGCAAGTCCGCAAGCGTAACCCAGATGGCTCGCTTGATACGCCCGGCAATCGCATTGTCGAGACCGCGTGGGCGGCCTGGGGTCGCAAAGATAGTTGCTCCATCGACGGTCGGATGTCTTGGAACCAGTGCCAACGCTTGTTCATCGAAACGCTTGCGCGAGACGGCGAAGTTTTAATTCGCAAAATTAAAAACCCAGCAGGGAACCGCTTTGGTTTTTCTTTGCAGTTTATCGAGGCCGATTATCTCGACGAGAACTATAACAACACTGCGCCAAGCGGCAACGAAGTGCGTATGGGTGTCGAGATTACCAAAGAGGGCAAGCCTGTAGCTTACTGGCTGTTCGAAGACAACCCAAACCACACCAATGGCTTTGGTCGCAACACCAGCGCACGAAAACGCATCCGTGTGCCAGCCGAAGAAATCATTCACTCGTTCATTCAGGAACGCGCTGGCCAGACCCGTGGCGTGCCGATGATGGCAAACGTCTTGGGTCGCCTGAAGATGCTCGACGGTTTCGAAGAAGCCAGCTTGGTTCACGCTCGCGTTGCAGCGTCCAAAATGGGTTTCTTTACATCGCCATCGGGTGACGAGTTTGTTGGCGACGACTACCAAGGTGCTGCGCCCCTTATGGACGCAAGCCCCGGCACATTCAGCCAGTTGCCTGACGGAATGTCTTTCGAAAGTTTCGACCCATCAGGTGTCGGCGGTGCAGACTTTGCAGACTTTGAAAAAGCAATCTTGCGCGGCATCGCATCTGGTCTTGGCGTTAGCTATGTGTCGCTATCGAACAACCTTGAGGGTGTCAGCTACAGCAGCATCCGCCAAGGCACTATGGAAGACCGCGACAACTTCAAAATGCTGCAACAGTTTATGATTGAGAACTTTGTTGATGAGGTTTACCGCTCGTGGCTCGAACAGGCCATAACCTATAACGCGGTCACTTTGCCGATGTCAAAATATGATATGTTCGCCGACCAAGTGACTTATCGTCCGCGTGGCTACCCAGCCATTGACCCGCAAAAAGAAGTGAACGCAAACATCGCTGCAATCAATAGCGGCATCATGACCCTTCAAGATGTTCACGGCCAGCACGGTCGCGACACCGAGGAGGTGTTCGAACAAGTGGCACGCGAGAAAGATTTGGCGGCACGTTACGAAATCGAAACAGCCTTCCAACCGTTTGGCAACAAAGCACCTGTGCCAGCACAAGTTGACGGAGAAACCGATGGCGAGTAACATTGAAGAAACCAAAACCGATGAGGTTATTATGACTGAAGAAATTCAAAACGAAGTTGTCGAAGAAGTGGTCGAAGAAACCGTTGAAGCGACCGAAGAAACTGAAGTGGCCGAAGTCGAAGAAGAACGGTTCGACCGTTCTGCGCTGACGTTCCGCGCCGCCGAGGTTACTGGCTCTGACGACAAGAGCCGCCGTGTTCGCATGAGCCTGTCGAGCGAAGAACCTGTTGAGCGTTCTTTCGGCATGGAAGTGCTAGAGCATACTGAAGAAGCCATTGACTTGTCGCGTCTTGCGAGTGGCCACGCGCCGCTATTGCTCGACCACGACATGACCAAGCAGATTGGTGTCATCGAAACAGCTTCTCTTGATAAAGCCGAGCGCAGGTTGCGTGCGGTTGTGCGGCTAGGTAATAGCCCACTTGCTAGAGAAATTTATGATGACATTAAAGACAACATCCGAAGCAATGTGAGCATCGGTTATGTTGTCAAAAACATGGAAGCAAAGAATGACAGAAGCGGGACGGTTTCAGTTAATTCGTGGCAACCATATGAAGCAAGCATTGTATCCGTTCCTGCTGACGCCGGCGTTGGTGTGAACCGCAGTGCTGAAATTATTGAAACCACACCTGAAACTATTATTGTCAAAAAGGACATTAAAATGACTGAAGTAAATAAAGACGAAATCCGTCTGGAAGCTGCTGAAGCTGCCAAACGCGAATTTCAAAAAAACGCTCAAGAGATTACTGCTCTTGCCGTTAAACACAACAAACGCGACTTAGCTGACAAAGCCATTGCCTCTGGCATGAGCGTTGACCAGTTCCGCAGCGTTCTGTTGGAAGCTCTTCCTGTAGGCGTTGCTCTTGAGCAGTCTGCTGGCTCGGTTGACATGAGCAAAAAAGAAGTTCGCGACTATAGCTTCATGAAAGCTGTTCGTGGCCTCGTAAACGGTTCTGGCCTTAACGGTCTTGAGTTGGAAGTTTCCGACGAAATCGCTCGCAAAAACGGTAAAGAAGCTCGTGGCTTCTACGCACCTGACGCCTTCTGGGCTGGCAAGCGTGACCTGATTGCTGGCACAGACGCCGATGGCGGATACCTCGTTGGCACAGACCACCGTGGCGACCAGTTCATTGAAGCCCTGCGCTCGCGCTTGGTATTCTCTGACCTCGGCACACGCTTCCTGTCTGGCCTTAAAGGTGACGTTGCTATTCCGAAAATGACTGCTGCTGCCACTGCTGCTTTCGTTGCTGAAAACAACGCCGTTGCAGAGCAAAACCAGACTTTTGGTCAGTTGACACTTTCGCCTAAGTCGCTCGGTGCATTTACCGACATGTCTCGTTTGCTGATGATTCAGTCCGACCCATCGGTTGAAGCAATCATCCGTGACGACCTTCTGAACGCAATCGCTCAAAAAATCGAGCAAGTTGCAATTCAGGGCGGTGGTTCTAACGAGCCGACTGGTATCCTTGGCACAACAGGCATTGGCTCTGTTGCAATCGGAACCAACGGTGGCGCAGCCACTTGGGCATCGGTTGTTGACTTGGTTAAAGAAGTTGAAGCCGACAACGCTGGCTTGTCTGCCGATTCGATGGCATACCTGACGAACAGCAAAGTGAAATCTCACTTGGCTCAAACTGCCAAAGTAAGCAGCACCGATAGCGTTCAAATTTTGAACGACCCTTGGTCGAGCCTCTATGGTTACAACATGGCCGTCACGAACAACGTGCCGTCTGACCTGACCAAAGGCACTGGTTCTGCCTTGTCTGCTCTGGTATTTGGCGACTTTAGCCAACTTATCATCGGCATGTTCTCGTCTGCTGACGTTCTTGTTGACCCTTACACGAACAGCGCAACTGGTGCTGTCCGCGTCCGGGTTATGCAGGAAATGGATTTGGGTGTTCGTAACGCCCAGTCGTTCGCTGCTATCAAAGACATCAACGCCTAATCGAGTGGGGGGCGGGTCAGTCCTGTCCCCCATTTCTTTCTTATTACGGAGAAAACAATGGCCGAACAAAAAGTTAAAATTGAAGTTACCTCTGGCGTTGGCATCGAAGGTGTCGCATACGCAAAAGGCGATGTGGTCGAAGTTTCTCAAACAGACGCGGTGCAACTTATTGCAATGCGTCGCGCCAAGGGCTACGAAGCCCCAAAGGTTGACCGCTCGGTCGGCCTAAACACAGAAGACGCTGCGCCATTGGTGAAGCGCACCCGCAAAACGAAAGCCAAGTAAATGGCAGTCGAAACCGCCACAGAATTGGCAGTCTTTTTTGAGACCGACGACTTTGCGGTCACGGCCAGCTATACGCCATCGGGCGGTGCGGCGGCTGATGTCAAAGGCATCTTTGACAAAGAATATCTTGAACTCGATAGCGGCGGCACCGTAGCTTTTGCAGTTAACCAGCCACGCTTTCAGTGCGCCACATCTGACGTATCTAACGCAGCCGAGGGTGATGCAATCACCATCTCTGGCACTAGCTATGTCGTGCGTGTTGTCCAAGACGATGGCACAGGCGTCACCACATTGGTAATCGAGGAGCAGTAATGGCACACGTTCGCAAGACCATCCGCGACAACATCACGACAACCCTGACCGGGTTGACGACGACTGGTTCGAATGTTTACCAGACGCGCTTTTACCCTTTGGCCGAAGCGAAACTTGCTGGCCTTTGCATATACACCAACAGCGAAAGCACTGAGACCAGCACCATCACTGTGCCGCGCACGCAGTTGCGGACGCTTGAGGTTATGGTCGAGGCTTATGTCAAAGGCACAACCAACATCGACAACACCCTCGACACGATTGCGGTCGAAGTCGAAGAGGCACTGGCCGCAGACGTTACGCGAAGCGGCAACGCTAAAGACACGAAAATCACAGCATTCGAAGCGTCTTATTCAGGCGATGGCGACCAGCCAGTTGGCGTTGGACGTTTTACCATCGAGGTAATGTATGCTACACTTGAAAACGATATTGAAACTGCAAGGTGACGAGCATGGAAAAGCGTGTTAAGTTATACAAAGACGGCGAGACTATGGAAGTCTGGTCTGGTAAAGTTGAACGTCTAGCTGAAGTCGGCTGGTCGGAAGAAAAGCCAAAGGCGAAGGCTAAAAAAACGCCAAAAACTGAAGTTGCAACCAAACCGAATGAGGCATAAACCATGGCAACACATACAGGCTCAGAAGGCACCGTTCACGTTGGA